ATTCCGTGTTCCGGCAGCTAAGATTACTAAAAAAAATATGTATGATTCTGAGGCTGAGATTATCGAAGGATTGGACACATCAATAGATTGGAAAAACACAGAAGACAACTCTTATGACGGAGAAAAACTATTGTTCTTGGCTCACGATGAGTCCGGGAAGTGGACTAAACCTAACAACATCAAAGAGAATTGGCGTGTAACAAAAACCTGTTTACGATTAGGTTCTAAAATCATTGGAAAGTGTATGATGGGTTCAACATCAAATGCTTTGTCAAAAGGAGGTCAGAACTACAAAGATATGTACGAGGACTCTAACGTGTTGGTTAGAAATGCCAATGGACAGACTAAGTCAGGATTGTATTCATTATTTATTCCTATGGAATGGAATATGGAAGGATTTATTGACAGATATGGTATGCCTGTATTCTACAAGCCAAAGGAGCCTATAATGGGTGTTGATGGTGGTTGGATTAAGAATGGTGCTATAGACTATTGGGAAGCAGAGGTTGACTCACTAAAAAGTGATGCCGATGCTTTAAATGAGTTCTATCGTCAGTTTCCAAGAACAGAATCACACGCATTTAGAGATGAGAGCAAACAATCTTTGTTTAACCTTACAAAGATATATCAACAAATAGACTACAACGATAGCTTGATTAAAGAGCACTATCTAACAAGAGGTTCTTTTCATTGGCAAGATGGTATGAAAGACACTAAGGTTATATTTACCCCTGATCAAAGAGGTAGGTTCTTAGTGAGTTGGACACCCGCAAAACACCTTCAAAATAATGTCCACATAAGAAACGGAGTAAAGCACCCCGGAAACGACCATATTGGGTCATTTGGTTGCGACCCTTATGATATTTCAGCTGTAGTAGGCGGTAGAGGGTCTAATGGATCTCTTCACGGACTGACTAAGTTTAATATGGACGAAGCTCCTTCAAACGAATTTTTCTTAGAATACATAGCAAGACCACAAACAGCAGAGATATTCTTTGAAGATGTTCTTATGGCTTGTGTGTTTTATGGTATGCCTATTCTAATTGAAAACAATAAGCCTCGATTATTATACCATTTCAAAAACAGAGGGTACAGAGGATTTTCTTTGAACAGACCCGACAAACAATACAACAAATTGACAAAGACAGAAAGAGAACTTGGAGGAATACCGAACTCTTCTGAAGATGTTAAGCAGTCTCACGCATCAGCTATTGAGTCATATATTGAGAAGTATGTTGGATTCGATATGGCTGCAAACTATAGAGACCCTGATGAAATTGGAAGTATGCCTTTTACAAGAACATTAGAGGATTGGGCTAAGTTTGACATAAACGATAGGACTAAATTTGATGCTTCTATCAGCTCGGGATTGGCTATTATGGCTAATCAAAAGCATTTATACCTCCCGGAGAAAAAAGATTCAAAAATTATTATTAACTTCGCAAGGTATTCAAATGATGGAACTAATAGTCAATTAATTAGATGAAAAACATAACAATAGATATTACATCGTCAGTATTTCCAAGTCAGTTGGCGACTGATGCGGAAAAAGCGTCATCTCAATTTGGTCTTCAAGTTGGGCAAGCTATTCAATATGAATGGTTCAGAAAGGACGGAAGTAACTGTAGATACTACAGTCAGTGGAGAGAGTTCAATAGATTAAGACTTTATGCAAGAGGAGAACAGGCTGTCGCTAAGTACAAAAATGAATTGGCAATTGATGGAGATTTATCTTATCTAAATTTGGATTGGACTCCCGTTCCTATCATTCCAAAGTTTGTTGACATTGTTGTTAATGGAATGTCTGACAGATTATTCAAGGTAAAAGCATACGCTCAAGATGCTATGTCTCAAGCCAAAAGAAATAAATATCAAGAAATGCTTGAAGGGCAAATGGTTGCAAAACCAATACTTCAAACAATTAAAGAGAAAACAGGGGTAGATACATTTATGATGGACCCTGAAAAACTTCCTGAAACAGACGAGGAATTGTCATTATATATGCAGCTTAATTATAAGCCTGCTATCGAGATAGCTGAGGAAGAAGCTATCAATACTATGTTTGATGAAAATCACTACGACAATATTAGAAAAAGAATAGACTATGACGCTACTGTAATTGGTATTGGAATAGCTAAACACGAATTTCTTCAAGGCTCAGGTGTTCAAATATCTTATGTTGACCCGGCTAATGTTGTTTACTCTTATACAGAAGACCCGTACTTTAGAGATTGTTTCTATTGGGGAGAAATTAAAACTCTTCCAATTACAGAATTGATGAAGATTGACCAAAGTCTAACTAAAGAAGATTTACAAGAAATTACTCAGTATAGTCAAAGTTGGTGGGATTATTATAATGTAGCTCAGTTCTATGAAAACAGTGTATTCGCAAGAGACACAGCTACGTTAATGTATTTTAATTACAAGACTACGAAGAAAATTGTTTACAAGAAAAAAATTCTTGATAATGGAGCTACTCGTGTTATAGAGAAAGACGATACATTCAATCCTCCTACTCAAATGATGGAAGAAGGTAATTTCGAGAAAATCGAAAAGACTATTGACGTATGGTATGAAGGGATAATGGTTATGGGAACTAATATTCTTTTAAAGTGGGAGCTTTCTAAGAATATGGTTAGACCAAAATCTGCATCACAACACGCAATACCAAATTATGTTGCCTGTGCACCACGTATGTATAAAGGAGTTATCGAGTCTTTGGTTCGTAGAATGATTCCTTTTGCAGACCTTATTCAGTTAACGCATTTAAAACTACAACAGGTAATCAATAGAACAGTTCCTGACGGGGTATTCATAGATGCCGATGGATTGAATGAGGTTGACTTAGGAACAGGGGCTGCATATAATCCTGAAGATGCTTTAAGGCTTTACTTTCAAACCGGTTCGGTTATTGGGCGTAGTTATACTCAAGATGGGGAGTTCAATAATGCAAGAGTTCCTATTACTCAGTTAAATTCTAATTCAGGAGCAGGAAAAACTCAAATGCTTATTGCTAACTACAATCATTATATGGATATGCTTAGAGCAGTAACAGGTCTTAACGAAGCTCGTGATGGTTCTATGCCTGACCCTAACTCGTTAGTTGGTGTTCAAAAGTTAGCAGCGTTAAATTCAAATACAGCTACAAGACATATTTTAGAAGGAAGTTTGTTTGTTTATAAAACATTAGCAGAAGCTCTTACTTATAGAATAGCAGATATTTTAGAGTACTCTGATTTCAAAGATGATTTTATTAATAAAATTGGAAGATACAATGTCTCAATATTGAACGATATTAAAGACCTTTATATTTATGATTTTGGTATCTTTATTGAGGTTTCTCCTGATGAAGAGCAAAAAGCACAGCTTGAAGCCAATGTTCAAATGGCATTATCTAAAGGAGATATTAATCTCGAAGATGCTATTGATATTCGTGAGATTAAAAATCTTAAACTTGCAAACCAATTGCTGAAAATGAAGCGTGTTAAAAAACAAGAGCGTCAAGAGCAAATGGAAATGCAAAAACAAGCTATGATGGCTCAGCAACAATTGAAGTCTCAAGAAATGGCAGGTCAGTTAGCTATGCAAAAAATGCAGACAGAGCTTCAAACTAAAATGCAATTGAAACAAGCTGAGGTTGCTTTTGAAATAGAATTGCTACAAAAAGAAGCTGAAATGAAATCTCAATTAATGGCGGAGGAGTTTGATTACAATCAACAGCTAAGAGGTATTGAGGTTGAAAGCCTTAGTGCTCGTGAAAAAGAAAGAGAAGATGCTAAAGCCAAAAGGATAAGTCAGCAAAACACAGAGCAATCAAAGTTGATAAATCAACGTAAAAATAATCTACCTCCGTTGAACTTTGAATCAAACGAAGATAGCTTAGACGGATTCGATTTTGCTGAATTTGAACCACGTTAAAAAAATTAAAAAATATATTATATATTTGTAACAAATTAAATCAAATCAAATGGAAAATATTAAAGTAAGATTAATGGACGGTGCTGAACAAAAAAGTGCAGTACAGGTTGAGCAAGAGTTGCTTGATAAACACGAGCAACAATTTTCAGAACAACAACAAGCAGATGCAGCGGCACAATCGGCAGCAGATGCAGCGGCACAATCGGCAGCAGATGCAGCGGCACAGCAATCAAGTGCATCAGCCGCAGATGATGATAGTTTTGATGAGTTATCAGAAGAAAAAGTTCTTTCATTTCTTGGAAAAAAATATAACAAAGAAATCAAATCATTTGATGATTTGGTTGCTGAAAGAAAAGAGTCTCAAGACTTACCTGAAGATGTAGCCACGTATTTAAGATACAAGCAAGAGACAGGAAGAGGTATTGAGGACTTTATCAGGTTGAACAAAGATGTTGAATCTATGGAGCCGGAAACTTTATTAAGAGAGTATTTGCTATCAACTCAAGAAGGTCTTGATGAAGATGACATAGAAATTTTAATGGACGACTACAGATATGATGATGACATTGATGATGAGACCACTATTAAGAAAATAAAATTAGAAACAAAAAAGGCTGTTGCTGAAGCTAAAAAGTTTTTTAATTCTCAAAAAGAAAAATACAGAGTGCCGCTTGAGTCAAGCGTTCCACTTGTTTCTGAAGAGGAAAAAGAGATTTATGAAAGCTATAAGCAATACACAAAGCAAGCGAAGACGATAGAAGAGGAAAACGAGAGAAAAAGAAGTTGGTTTGACCAAAAGACAAACGAAGTTTTCAGCGATGAGTTCAAAGGTTTTGAATTTGAAGTTGAGGATAAAAAAGTTACTTTCAATCCCGGAGACCGAAATGAGCTAAGAAAATTACAATCTACTCCTGCTAACTTTATAAAT